CACCTTTGGTGAGCAGCAAGAATGATTCACCATCGTAGAACCAACCGCGAGCGGCTTGCCCCATTAGAGTGCTGAACGACTGACGAGAACCGATATCGGGATAACGGCTCCAGACATCAAACCACTTTTTTGCTTTGAGATTCCAAGCGGAGTCGCTGGAGGCTGGTTGAACCGAGAAGCTGGAGCCAACAGTGTAGGACTCAAACAAGTCGCCAAGCCTATTCAGTACAGCGTTGTTTTGCTCAAAAAAGCGAGACTTGCGAACGATGGCTTGACGAGTCGAACTGGTAACATCAAACCGCGCGGAAGTGTAAGACGTATCAAGATACGAACGACGCAAAGACTGACCGGCTCCTTCGTATTTGTTAACGGGAGCGGGAAACAGCTTGTTCGCTATGTTTTGAAGGAATCCCATTAGCTCATTCGGGTTGTGGCTTCACGGCGGAATTGCGTGAAATCCCCATAATACCGAGTGGTTGAAACCAGAACGGCGGTCAGCATCTTGTTGTAAATCTGGAGATCGGTGGGACTAGCGATCCCATCACCAGAGAGAAGCGTTACAGCGTAATCGTAATCGGTTAGCAGAGACTCCCACATTTGGAGCATCTCAATTGGTGCTGCTGTACCTTTACCGGGTTCAGCAAATTCAACAGAAACGTCAGAGCTAGAAGTACTGCGGACCACATTCCCGCTCTCCATTGAGTTAGCGGAAACAGTCAGCTTTGCCGTCAAAGCTTCAAGCAATGTCAAAGCGGCTTTGCTCGCGTAGGTCGTACGCAAGTAACTCCGTTTTGTTGCTACCGTGTAAGTGAACACTTGCGCGGACTATCAACAGACCGCGAAGTTTGTCAACCACTAGAATTTTCCGAGGTGCTAGAAGTTAGGTCTCCCCACAACATAACCATCGCAAGTTGCATGATTTCACAGTCATGCAAATGGTCCGGCCAACGAGTGTTTCGCTTGAACCATAAGTGCTTGATCCTACCGGAGCGGTTGGCTGTTGGCTTAAGAAGATGGCTGTCTAGATGCTTCCAATAGGTATCAGAATCGCTCGCAAAAGCCCCTTCAGCGTCTAGCGGAGCGGGTAGGCTACAAACACTCCATTGATGAGTCTCGGTCCCTTTACGGAGCCGCTGGAGCACCTCCCGCATATGCTCGGTGTCAAAGACAAGCAGCGGTTGCACAGCGTCAGTCCGCATCGAGGTTGACGTTGTGATTCCAAAGGGATGTATGGAGCCGGTCTTAGACGTAAATCTGGCTCCGGTCTCGCGTCCTTTCATCGGTAGCCATCCGATCAGCATTGGCTTTCTAAGACCTCCCTCTGGTGGGTAACGCAGACCGCAGGGATAGTTTATTGGGCTTCCGCTGCTCTGCGAGAACTCCGCACAAGCATCATACACCGCTTGCGTGTTATAGCCGGAATCAACACCAACATCCATGTCGTGGACGTTGTACTGGAGTTGAATCCTGCGGAGTGCGGCAAAGTCATCAGCGTGACCGGCTCCAACGAGACGCGAGTTGCCTTTGCTCCATTCTCGGCAGACCCACCACAAGAAAGGAGCCGCAGCTTGTACGTCAGCCGTGAGGTAGCGTCTGGCTTCAGGGATGCCAGCATCAGAGACAATCTCAACTCGGTCCTGTTGGGTCTCCTGATTTTCCCACGGTTCTGCCAACATTCCGTTGATGAATCCCTGCAATCCCATCATTGAGCTTTTGGCTTCCAAGAAAGCGACAGCAAGGTTTCCCCAAGTACACTTTCGATCTGGGGAGTAAAGAGACGAGAGATGGTAAGACCTTACGCTTGGGAGGCTGGCTTTGTTCTCCGAAATCCACTTACCATGCCGTAACCCTGCGACTTTTTGACTGTCAGATATCTTTCCCTGACACAATTGGCAGACGTAGTGGGCGGTAGTACGGATGCGCTGCCAGTCGGGTCTTCCGTCTTCCAGTTTCTCGTTTTCCCAAGTGACTTGTCGCCACTCTAGTTTGATATGTTCGCGACAATACGGACACGGGATGTAATACCTCCGCTGGTCCCCTCGTAGATATCGCTGCCAGATTCTTCCCTCCGAGGTTGTCGGAGTGCTGGTAAAGAAGGCTTTGGAACTGCTGAACGCTTTGAGTCTCTGCTCGGCAAGATCCAGAGCGTCAGCTTCCTTTGCGGTCGCATCAGCGAATTTGTCCACTTCATCAGCGACCAAGATTCTGACTGGACGGGACGCTAAATTTGCCGGTGAGTTGCTCCCTACAAACGTCAGAGTGCAGCGGTCGAATTGCTGCTCCAAATTGGTGATCTGGTCTTTATCGGTTGGGAACCGCGAAATCATTGCCGGTGAGTCTTCCAGCATTGGCAACCAGCGCGACTTGCTGAAGCTACGAGCCAGATTCTCAGACGGCATCAGCCACAGCGCAGGAGACGGCTCTACGTCGATGGACCAAGCGAGACCGGCCATTAGCGTCGTTGTCTTGCTGGTCTGAGATCCCCAACACAGAGTAACCTCGGAGACCGCTGGATCTTTCCAAGATTCCAACGGTTCTCGGCAATATGGTCTGACCGCTGTACTAAAAGGTCCGGGATGCTCGGTCTGTCGTTGACTCAGTGTAAGATTAGTCTCAGCCCACTCGACAACAGACTGCCGTGGAGTCGGTCGCCATAGTTGTCTGCGGAACTCTAGGATCTCAAGCTCTAGGTCTGTCATCAAAAGAGTTGGTTCATCTTATATTGCATAGCGGTAGCCATATTGATTAACGCCATGCGATCTTTTATTCCATTAACAAGACGGTCTTCCACCTTATGGTTTGCCGCCCAAGACGCATTGCGGTTAAAGATCTCAACCATCATAACAATGTTGTCATCCAGCAGATGCAGCACTCCGTAAAACGGAAGCTTTGTGCGTCTGGTGACTTCTAGAGCCGCTTGGATCTTAGACCAACTGATCATCCATTCATTTCCAAATGTGGTCTGGAGCTTGTGGAGACCATAGCTGCGAGTTTTGACCTCATAAATTCCGGTTATGATCCCTTTGAACGGATCGAAGATGAACCCATCAATGCGGGAAGGCTCTTGGTCTGATATCGACAAGAACTCCAAGCCGGTCTGCCGCTCGATAGCTTTGATCGCGATTCTGTTTTGCCGCAGCGATTCAATACCGGCTGGTTTCTGGCAGTTTAAGATTTCCATTAAACCTTTTCCAGAACCGCTTTTTTGCCGGTGAAGTCTTCCCAACGCTTGACGATTACGTCGCAGTATTTGGGATCTAGTTCCATCAGACGGGCTTTGCGACCTGTTTTTTCGCAAGCAATCAAAGTGCTTCCAGATCCACCAAACAGATCTAAAATTATCTGCCCCAATTTGCTGCTGTTGTTGATTGCTCTTTCTGGCAATTCAACTGGCTTTTGGGTTGGATGAAAATCGTTTTTCGATTCCTTCTTTAATTCCCAAACGGTTTTTTCATCAGTTGGACCAAACCATTGCGGTGTCGATCCGTCTTTGTATGCGTAGATGCACGGTTCACAATTTGGTATGTATTGAGACATAAATGCTCCAAGTCCTGATCTGACTTTATACCATTGAATTATCGCTCTTAGCTTTAAAGGCAGATCCGCAAAAGCGGCAAATGTTTCAACGCTTTTATTTGTAGAATACCAAACATAAAACGCTGAATGATCGTGAGTAACAATGTAGGCAACTGATAACGATCCATTGAAAAGAGCAGTAAGATTTTCTCCTTCTAATGAATCGTTTTTAATTTGAGATCTTTTTTTTGCATTGTGTCCACCTTCATAGGCAACCCCATACGGCGGATCGGTGAACAGCATATCAGCCTTAGATCCAGCCATCATCTTCTGAACCGCATCAATGCTTGTAGAGTCTCCGCACATCAGCCGGTGGTTCCCTAGAATCCAAATGTCTCCGAGCTTAGTTATTGGCTCAACTGGAGGTTCTGGGATTTCATCTGGATCGGTTTGCCCCTCGATGATTTCTGAGTTCAAGAGAGCGTTAAGCTCGTCATCTGAGAATCCGGTCAGATCAGTGTTGAATCCTTCCTCTTGCAGAGTAAGCAATTCGGCTTTGAGCATCTCATCGTCCCATCCAGCGTTAAGAGCCAGCTTGTTATCAGCAATTACATAAGCCCTAATCTGTGATGGGCTTAAGTGCTTGAGACGCAGACATGGGACTTCCGCTAGTCCAACTTTCTTTGCAGCCATCACTCGACCGTGACCGGCAATGATGGTTCCGTTGGAATCGATAAGAACTGGATTGGTAAATCCAAACTCACGAATTGAGGCTGCGATTTGAGTTACTTGCTCGTCGGAGTGTGTTCTGGAGTTGCGAGCGTACGGTATCAGATCGGATACTGGCAGTGATTCAATTTGGTTCATTTCCAAGGATCGGTTAGGTGCAGAGTTTTGAGACACACTTCTTGGACCCAACGCTCTAGCTCGCGCTCGGCGTGTTCTGGGTCGTGGGGAGCAATGCGGCCAGCAAGTTGCTTAGGCATTGATTTTAACAGTTGAGCGACCGCTCCATCGTGATCTTGCATCACCTTCTTGACCCAAGATCCAGAGACCATCGTTCGCTCCTTCTCGGCTAACGCGATTACATCTTGCCGAGCGTTGATCAGGTTCTTTGCGGCAGATGCGTGAACCGTAACCATACGCCCAGCATCCATCGTCTTGTTGCGTAAGGCTTGGACCGCCAAACCATACGACGCTCGCTCAATCTGCTTCTGCCGCTCGTAAGCTCCCGCTGGAGTGTCCAGAGTTACGAGTGATGCATTGACCGCAGTTGCGGCTTCAGGAGGTCTGTACGGCCCTTCAGTGATCGATTGCGCGGCTTCATTGAAGACAGATTCCTGCTGATTGATTGCGGCCATCCGCTCAAGCGTCGATGGTCTACCTCCAATCCCTTTGCGCGATCCTCTCCAAGCGTCTGCTTCCTCGGGGGAGGTTAACGGCATCCCTGCTGCGGTGAGTTGCGAGACCCTGCCTTTGGTTAAACCGCTGTGCTTAACGTACTCGGTTTGAGTCATCGCAATTGGATCGGGAGGTTCTCGGGCTTCATCTTGACCAGTTCCTCAAGACCTCGGGTAACGGTTTTGTAAACCGATTTCTTAGGATCGGGACAATAGAACACCGCGACTTGGTCGATGGTGAACGATCCGCTTTTGATGCGGTCCAAATGCCACTTGAGCGTTGAGTGTCCAATGTTAAGGAGTAGGTAGTCGGTAGCTAGTGACATAAGTTTGTACTACAATAGCAAGTTCGCTCGCACAAGATGATCGGTCCCGCGCGATCACCTGCGTATTAGACATACTTGGGAGCCTCCTAACATTATTGCATTAGGTAGGCAAAGCGTTATACTTAGTAGCATAAAACAATCTGTTATACTGTAGCGCATTACTGCTTTGATTTGGTCTTGCTCTTAGCATTAGTGATATGTTCTTGTACTGTAGCTTTACTAGGGATACTCACAATAGTATGGCCCAATGATTGCATCTTACGTTGAAGTACAATGTTCTCGCCGTGATGAAGGATGGCACTCACTCGATTCATACCGCAGCCCATTAGCTTACCAATCTCACGGTAAGTCATGCCTTTAACTCTGTTGTGATAGGCTCTCTCGCAGTCGTAGGTATCAATCCACTTAGCGGTCTCTTCTTCCTCGGTAATAGTCTCTAGCTTGTCGGGATACTTCATCCAGCCTTTAGCAATAGCACTTAGCACAAGCTTAGGTGCTTGATTTAAAAGGCTAAGTTTACTCTGTGATTCAAGCAGATCATCCTTAGAGATC